CATGTGTTTCTCCTTTGTTAAGCCCTAGATATACCACGAGGGTCATCCACAACCGCTTCAACTACATCGTCGTTAATGAGTCGGAACTCACGACCATGAATCTTTAAGCGAGTACCAGTGTTAGGACGGGCGAGAATAAAATCCCCTTCCTTACACCATGGGCCATTTGGAAACCGTTTTGCGTCTTTGTAGCAATCTGGCCCCATCTTAATTACGAAAAATACGGTAGCCAGAATCTGTTCGTGATTCATGGTTTGGTCTGCTTTTAACAGGCCGCTATCGAACTTTTCTTCTTTGTCCGGCAATCCTACTAGGATGTGATACCCAGTTGGTTCCGGTAATTGTTTCGCTTTCTCATCTGCTGTTTGTGGCAGAGTTGATACCTCGCCGTCTTCGGTGGCGATTGCGATTTCATTCATCAGATAACTCCATAGTTTTTGCAAGGTCTAATATAAAACCCTCTGCAATCGAGAGACCCCGAATCTCGCCGCAAAGTCTTTGGTACTCAGAATAGTCTTTGGCACAGTTGGTTGAAACGGCCTCGACTATCTGCTGACGCTTCTCTCTTACTTGTTGAATAAGAATTTCAAACGCCTTATCCATAATCAATCACCTTTTTTGGTAGGTTGTTTAGATTTTGTTTGTTGCATATCCATCTGGTCTTTGGCTATTTTGGAGCCAATTTCCAATCCTTTAATTTCCATCTCACCCTCAAATCTTGCTTTCTCCGCAGCGACTTTTGCGCCGACCTGCATACCAGCAATTTCCTTCTGGGCTTCGATACGTTCTCTTTCTAGCTCGATCTCATCTGCTTTGGCAGTTGCATCCATAGCCAGTTTCTTCTCTTTCAACTCCACTTCTTTCTGCTTTAACATCAACTCCTGCTGCTGCATTTGAACTAGCGGGTCTTGAGCCGCTTGTTGCGCCTGCGCTTGTGCAGCTTCCGCTTGACTCTTCTGTAGCAGTTTTTGTCCTGCCATAGCCATCATGCGGGATACTTCTACTTCCATATCTTTTGGCAATTCTTTGTCCATCTCTGGCAAAGGAATGCCCAGTTGCTGCTCAATTTGCTTGCGGTACTCGAAAGCAACGTGTTCGTTGATATGGGCCATCATTGCCGCACCTATCATCTGCGCTTTTGGGTTCTGACCAACAATCTGCATGATCTTTGGATCCTGCATAGCTGACTGGTGTACTTGGATGTGCGCTTGGTGATCCTGATAGATGAACGCCTTAACAGGCTTGCCATTAAGGATGTTCATGTTCTCTTGCACTGGGTCTTTAGGCTTAAAGTCTTCCGCGCTTGGCACCAACTTACCAATGTTCTTAATACCTAAGACTTCCAACATCTGGCGGTTTAGCTCTACCAAGTCATATATCTGTGGATTGGCCTGCGCCATCTGCATGACAGCCTGATATTGGACAACCTTCTGCGCCATAGTGGCGGCGTTAGGATCTGAAACTGGGATTACATCTACATGGTCGTAGTCTGACTTTTTAGCGCGGCGCGAACCTTGAACCGGATCGTAGTCGTACTCTTCCGGCGTGTAGTCAGCAATGATTTCCTTCAATAACTTCAGTTCTTGCTTCATCGCGTAGTGAACACGCGCTTGAACTGCCGACATTACCTTAAGCGTTCTCTCCAATATAGCCAGTGTTGTACCTACTGGTGAATTGGAAGACATATCCGCAATCTTCAAGTCTGCCGCGCCAGCAAAACGCCGACCTTCGTCAACGATCTGGTTCATCAACGCTAAGAGGACTTGACTTGGCTCTTTGTAGGGGAGGGGGAGGATGTTGTCTCTAATGGTGCCAGACGCGACGTCCACATCTCGGAACTCGCCGGGAGAAATTGGAGTGTCATCTCCCTTGACCCGCATTCCCTTAGTCTTGAGACCCCCAGGAAGGTTCGATAAAGTGCCAGCATCAACAAGCTGCCTAATAATAGAAGTACCAGACTTAGCAAAAGCACCAATAAGATGGATAAGGCCAAAGGCATAGAAGCCAAAGCCTGGTATGTATGGGTAGTGAACAAAGTGATTCCTCTTTTGGCACGTTTCATCTTCAGGATGCCAATTCCTTCTGATAGATAAAATCTCTTGAGAAGTTTTTTCCATAGTTACAATGTATGGAAGACCTATACCAGTGTCTTTGCCCTTATCGTCTTTGTCTTCATAGCCAGGCAAGTCTAGATATACCTGCATCTCCAGCAGTTTGTACCTATCGTCAGACGTAGCACGGAATCCCATGCGTTCGGCTATTTTTTTCTCTACATCATCTAGCGTATTCTGCGGTTCTGGCAGGTCAATGTCTTTATAGAAGCCAGCAACCATCAAGCGGCGCAACTCATTCTTGGTTTTACGCATGACATGGGTCATACGGTTTGCTGTTTCTAGGTTAGAAGCGCCATAAGGAACTACTACATCTTCTGCTGGGACAAATACAGCCACCTGTCTATTTAGACTAGGATCAAAGTAGACTTTCTTAAACGCATTACCTGATAAACCTAGACCCCATGCCATACGTTCGTGTTCTGGACGGTACTCAACCATGACTTCGGTGAGCTGATAGTTCATATCGTCTTGCACACGTTCAGCAGATTCCTTCTTTTGAGGTGTTTCCTTACCAATAATCTTAGTTTTAACTGGCCCCGCAGCTGGGAATGTCTCCATAATCGTTTCGGCTTGGAATTTGACAAGAGCCTCAGATAGCAGCGGATGATAAACGCCACATGCACCTTCCCATGGTTCTGATCGTTCTTCAATCTTCATCCCCAGTAGTTCTAAGCCGTCCACATACGTCTGCATCCAGTCCTTGCGGGCGTCAATATCGTCATCAAAGTCAGACAACAAGTCACCAGCCAGCTCTTGAAGCTCGTTATCTTCCATTAACTCCGCTAGGTTGGCATTAAAATCATCATCTTCTTCTTTGCCAGGCTCGATCTCAATCTCTATATCACCTATTCCTATAGATACAGACTCAGGATCTTCGATTTCAATCTCAATCCCATCCATATCCTCCATAGAATCTAGTCCCTGTGGGGCCTGATAGAGAGCTTTGTCAAAATTTGTAGCCATGTTAGTCCTTAGTAGTAAACGCGCTTACGACGGAATTCGATAGGATCGTCTTCTTCGTCAGAATTAAGCCGCAAAAATCCGCCCTGCCGAAATCGCATTAATGCTTGTACAGAACTATCCACCAAGTCATCGTGTTCTGCGTTCGGAAACCTTGCCATCTCCTCGATTACCTCGTCTGCCCACCGAGTCTCAGGTGCCCACACTTTACCGGATGAGAATAAGTCAGTCACGCTGTTCAAACGCACGAACTTATCGTTGCCACGGGTTGGCGTGTAGTCCTGAACGTACACTCCCATCCTTCTCAATTCAAATATTAACGGAGCTCCTGCCGCTTTTGCCTCAATAATGCAGGAGTCTGGTTCCCATTCGTCATACATTTCCTTGGCCTTAGCCTTTAGCTCTGGAAACTCCAGCTTATCTTTCCACGCATCGAGCAAAATGATGTTTACATCCTTCTCATTCTCGTCTTTGTGGAACACGCCCCATGTTGTACACGCAGAATAGTCAGCCCGCTGACTCTTTGTAAAAGCAGTATCCCAACTTTGGATGATAAATTCACACGCAGGCGCTCTATCTCCATCCCAACGCTTCCACCACTCACGTTTTACTAGCGCACCTTCTTCGCCCGTAGGCTTTTGTTGGTACTGAGCGTTCCATTTGTATACCGGAAGTTCTTCTTTTAACGCTTCCAGTTCTTCTAGAGGCCAGAATTCAGGCCACAGGCTATTTCCAGATGGAAGAATTGCCGGTAGTTCTATAATTTCCCAGTCTGTTGCGTCACTTTTTAACACCTTTCCCGTTAGATCTTTGTCCGACCAGCGAGTCATCACAATAATAATTGCCCCACCTGGCTGCAAACGCTGACGCGGGCCAGAGGTATACCACTCGTAGACATTATCAAAGACGCCAGGATCTCCTTGCGCCAGCTTCGCCTCTTGTTCAGAATGAGGATCGTCGATTATTAGTAGGTCAGCACCCTTACCAGTAACAGTACCGCCAACACCGATAGCGAAATAATCGCCACCGTGGCTAGTAGCCCAACGTCCCGCCGCCTTGGAATCCGCACGGAGACCGACGCCTGGGAAGATTTTTGCGTATTGGTCGCTATCAACTAAGTTCCTAACCTTCCTACCAAACCCCACAGCCAGTTCAGCCGTGTTAGATGTCTGGATAACCTTCTTGTCTGGGTACTTCCCTAAGAACCAGCTAGGTAACAAGAAGCTGGCAAACTCAGATTTTGTATGACGCGGCGGCATGTTGATGATCAGCCTCTTCAATTTCCCAGCAGCTATCTCCTCAAACTTCTTAGCCATAAGAGCATGATGTCTACCGTGGATAAACCCAGGCCACATTTCATGTACGAACGCCATAAACGACTTTTGAGCCTTCTCCCGCGTGACAGCATCCTTGTACTGGCTTACCTGCTCCAGTAATTTCTCCTGCTCATTCGCCGGAAGCTTGCTTATCAGTTCACTTAAGTCCACGGACTATTAGCCTCTGCACGTAATCTAGCTATAGACAAGGACTCTTGCCTGATAGTCTTATCTAATCGGTTCTGTATTTTCGATAGCGTAGGATAAATACTCACAGGCCGGTAATACTTTCTATGACCATGCTGATCCTTATACACGGTGTAGAGAAGCCTAAACGCCTCTAGTAATAACTGTTCGTCTTTAGTCATTCCAGTGTCCTAAAGTTTATATATACCGGACGCACACTCCTGCCAGCGCCTTTAACCTTCTTCAGCACGCCAATCTTCACAAGCCGGTTAATAATGTCAGACGTATTCCCCATACCAGCCTTACCTCTAACATTACATATATCCCGTATAGACGGGCCGAACCCGTACTTCTTCCACCACTCATCTATACACAAAAATACTTCTCTCTGCGCCGGCGTCATATCCTTCTCCACACATTCTTCAAACGACATCTCCCTACGTCTCGCCGTCATGTTTCTGTTAATAAGCAGCATCTGGAAATCTTTCCACTCTTAAGAAGTTACTTTAACTTTGGAAACTCTTCCACTCTTAAGACTTTACTTTAAGTGTGGAAACTCTTCCAGTAGCATCTTGATAACCTTCCTCATCTTCTAAAAATATATCCCCCTGGGGGGTGGATGAATCTAGAGATGACGGGGGGTCTTCTGTAGGATCGGTAAATTCTTGGGATGGTTCGAGTGGAATAGTATGTATAGAGTCAGCCGGAGTCCCATCGACAGTTTCGGGGGGTGGGGCGGTGGTAGGGTCGGCGGCTGTCAGTTCTGATAGCAGGTCGTTTGCATCCACTTCTACCGCATCGCCTGACCCGAGCATCATTGTTTTAAGCTGTCCTAGTATCTGCTCGCGTATCTCGTCGCTATCTTTCACCGTCTCGATGCGCTTAGTTTCCCTAAACATGTCAACGCCGGAAATTACTCCGAGCGTCTTAACTGCGCTTACCCTTACGGCGTCTCGGTCTGAGTTTACAGCGATGTCAGTTAGTGTTGAAACAATCAAAGCCTTGATTGAATCAATGGAATATTGTGCAGCCCTTTGTTTGTGTAGTTCCAGCATGTCCATTTCCCGCCGGATTCCATCATGCTGTTTTAACGCGCTGGCATGGTTCCCGACTGTTTTCGGTTTGCCCTTCGCGTTATACGCTTGCCGGTAACTATCCGCACCGGTTAAACCCTCTAATACTATCCCCTCTGCAAATCGTCTCTGTTTGGCTGTAAGGCCGGATTTACCTAGATGCAATGCACCTTCTAGCCCTTTGGACTGTATAGCTTCCTTTGCTTGCTTCCTTGTGATTGTTTTCATATTGCACCGATTATCTGCCGCGCGCGCCGCGCCGAATTGCCCAGAATATACAGGAACATCCACAGAATAGTCAAAGTCTAAGCAAAATTGCTTATTTGATAATGTAACACCTGTTACACCTGTAACAGTTACACCTGTCACAAATGTTACACCGATCAACGCATTTGCTAGGTTTTGCGCTGGCATGCTTTTAGCTAAAGAACCTCTCATGCAATACGTTAATTCCATTGAGGTATTGCATTAGATGGACAAAGCAGCTACATTAACGATTAGCACTCACCTGAGAGTGTATTAACTGGAGATCACAAAATGAAAATCAATCCCGCCGTTTTATATGCTGCCGCTCACAATGCTGGCAACGCTGCCGTTGAATCCGCAACAATTCAGCCGATGATAGTTCAGCAACGCGCTAACCCTTTAAACGATAGCAGCGCCCTAGTAAAGCAATATTATGTAGAGGATGGGGTTTGTGGGTTTGCTTCTATTGTAGTTAAACCTGCTACTAGCTCATTCGCCAAATATTTAAAACTGAATTGTGGCGCGCGCAAATCGTATTACGGCGGTATAGCGTTATCTGTCCAGGCTTTCAATCAATCCCTGCAAAAGAAGGAAGCCTACGCATACGCTTTCGCTAAAGTGTTGAATGAAGCTGGAATAAACGCCTACGTTGAAAGCCGGATGGACTAAGTGATACCTGCCAGCCCGTTATTACTAGCGGGCTTGCGGATTATCACTTGATAGTCACCACTTTAGGAGAGTGAACCAATGGCAAGCAAACTACTAGACCGCGAATCTAACGAGTTTTTAGCGTTAATGCGCGAACGTAATTTATTGATTAATGCAATTGCTGAAATTGAAATTGCATTAAATGACCCTTCACATGGTGCTTTGTATTCTGATTTTGGCTGGATGATTGACAACATAATTACTAATTTAAAAAAGAAAGCGAGCAACTAATGATTAGCGAAATCCTCGCCGGTATTACTGGCTTTTTTATTCTTTGGTTTTTTTTGTTTTTGCTTTTATCAATCTGAGGAGATTACACAATGATTACTACTACACTCGACAACACTAATGAAGTAATTGACAGCCGCGACGTTATAGCTCGCATCGAAGAACTTGAGAATGAGCAATCTGATTTAGTCCAGCAGTTATCGGATGGAGAGATAACCGAGGCTGATATGATTGCTTTCGACGAAGATAAAGGCCGCGAGCTTGACGCTTTGCGAGAGCTTGCCGCCGAGGCTGAATCATCACCTGATTGGATACATGGCGAGCAACTTATCCGCGCCTCTTATTTTGTCCAGTACATCACAGAATTGATAGATGACTGCTACGACCTGCCAAAAGAATTAACGAGCGGAGACTGGCCTTATAGGCATATCACTATCGACTTTGAAGCCGCCGCGAAAGAAGCCGAGCAGGATTATAACTCTGTTGATTTTGACGGCGTTGAATACCTTATCCGCGCATAACAGGAGTTAATAAAATGAAAATAACTATACGCATCGACAAAAATTATGGGCTGCAAACAATATATCCAGTTTGCACGCAATCGCAATTACTGGCAAAGCTGGCAGGAACTAAGACCATAACCGCGCACGCGCTGGAAACAATCCGCGCCCTCGGTTATGAAATTCAACTGAAAGAAAATAAACCCAAAGAATTTGCCCACTTATTAGGGGTCTAGACCATGCGATTAAACGATTATTACGAACTGACATTGGCAGCACACTACCTGCCCGCGCTGATTAACGCCGACTATACCGGACTAAATGACGAGGAAGCCGCCGACCTAGACGCATTTATGCGCGACTATTGGAAACTACCTGATGCCGCCCTGACTTTTAAAGGAGACAAAACGCATTTTGCCGTTGACGAGGTTAGCGGATTACACGCCGACTGCTATACCTGCCGACTGTACTTTACAAACCACGCACTCACACCGCAGCAGCACGCCTTAGAACTTAACTAATAGGAGACCAAATCATGCAATGGTTAATAGAAGATCGACTTGAAAACGCCCACATAGGTTATCGCGCTATCGTTGACGCTGACGGATGTACAGTATGCAACCCCTCGCCGATGGGTGAAGCAAACGCCCGACTAATCGCCGCCGCGCCTGATTTATTGGAAGCCCTGCGCGACCTGCTATCACGCGCTGAGATTGAACTAGATCAAACAGTTTGGCACGAAGGCTTAGTGAACTGCGACATACTAGCCAAATCCCGCGCAGCAATATCAAAAGCATTAGGAGATCAGACAATTTAAAACGCTTGACAATTAACTGGGTCACGCTTCACAATGCAATAGTTGTGAGCGTGATTAACTAATACATACAGGAGATCAGACGATGCACCCTATATTCGATGGCAGAGAAATAGTAGGACACGCAAGAAACAAACGACACGCCGAGCAGGTAATCAGACGGTTAATCACAATTCCAAAAAACTTCAGGCTTGTGGTGACAGAAAGATCAGAGCTTTTGCGCGAAATATATAACTCAGACGCAGGTTTTATTTACTCAGTTGTTTACTAGGAGATCAGACGATGGAACAAATAGCAGCCTACACAAACACAGAATACGGCGTTGAATCACGCATTTATCAGACTGACAAGGGTTTTAATGTCGCGCTGTTTGATACCGATGCAGACCAACGTGTATGCCTGTTAATGCGCTTTCAGACGCTCGCGCAGGCAGTCGTTAAAGCAAAACACTTAGCCAACGTATAGGAGATCAGACGATGAGCCAGCACATTAAAACTATTTTTGAACAACTCCGCGCAGCAGAAGCCAGCAGCATAACCATTTCTTTCAACGGTTCGGGTGATAGCGGTTCGATTGAATCAGTAGATATTTATAACGCCGACAATCAACGGATGCAGATTGATCTGACGGTAATTTATCCGGAGGAAAAAAGCAGTTGGGTAGATGATAAATGGATTACTGAAACCGAAGAAAAAGAAATGCCGATAGCTGACGCGCTTGAAGCATATTGTTACGACGAGTTACAAAAGACGGAGATTGATTGGTACAACAACGATGGTGGATTTGGACAAATGACAATTAACTTTGATGACAAAGTAGAAATTAAATTGGAAGTCAACACAAGATACACAGAGTACAACACCGATTCATTCGACCTAACATTGGAGAACTAATCATGCACCCATACCATCATGCACTCACCACCGTTAAACAATGGGGTGGAAAGCCAGAAGATTACACAGAGATTCACGCTTGGTTTGATGCCACCAAAGAACAGTTTGCTGATGCTAGACACCGCGCCTTGCGTCACCACGCGCAGGGAATATTTGAGTGCGAACGAGTGTTCGGGCAAACGATTACAAATTCAGACGGAAAAGTTGTACCAGTTAGATATATAGGTGAGCAGCACGTTAAAGAGGACTGCGGCGGAAGAATCCCTACCGTTGCAGATTGGTTCCGAAACATGAAAATGGAAGCATGGATGAATCGGGGTTACAAGGTTGAAGTTGAAGATAATGCAGCTTAAAAGGAAATCAGACGATGACACAATTACCCGACGAAATATCAATTAGCTGGCATTTTACCGACGTTCAAGAGCGCGACGATAGTTTGACAAACGACGAAGCCAGACAGGTTTTGCAGTTGATAAAAGATGGACACGACGCAAACATCGGCATCAGTTGGGAAACCATAGATGCATGGATTGATTACTTTAAATCTATTTGAGGCGACCATGACACAAGATAAAAACGAATTTATAGCAATTGTAATGAGTCGCGAACTGTTGCGCTTCTGCCGCGACAATGATCTGCCCTTTGATAGTGCCGACGATCTCATTCTCCGCGATAACCTGACCGAGTTTCAATTCGGTTGGCTGATAGGATACTGCCGCATTTGGGAAGGGTTAATCGAATGAGAGTCTTAATTGCCTGTGAATATTCAGGAACCGTCCGCGATGCTTTCTTAGATCGCGGGCATTATGCCGTCTCCTGTGACCTTCTGGATTGTGAAAGCTTGAATTCGGGCGACCATTACAAGGGTGACGTTCGCAATATCTTAGACAATGACTGGGATTTGATGATCGCCCACCCGCCCTGTACCTATCTATGTTCAAGCGGTCTGCATTGGAATAAGCGGGTGCCTGGCCGCCAAGCGTTGACCGATGAGGCTCTAGACTTTATCCGCTTGCTACTCGACGCACCGATAGAACGCATTGCGCTTGAAAATCCTGTGGGATGCATATCTACACAAATCAGAAAGCCGAATCAAATAATTCAGCCGTATATGTTCGGCGATGATGCCAGCAAACAAACCTGCTTGTGGTTAAAGAACCTGCCGCTATTAGTTCCGACGAACAGAATTGCAGGGCGCATAGTCACCACGCCGAGCGGTAAAGTAGTCGAGCGATGGTCAAACCAATGCGATAACTATGGACAGGATAAAACCCCACCCAGTGCCGACCGCTGGAAGATTCGGTCAACTACGTACGCCGGTATTGCGAAAGCAATGGCCGATCAATGGAATTTTTAGGAGATCACACAATGAAAACATTACATGATGGGCATTACAAAATGAATGATGAGGGCGCAATTTGGATTGATGTGTGCGGATTCTCTATCAAAATTCAGACAACAGACGAAGGAGTATTGGTAGATATTTTCAATGCAAAAGAATTGGATCAGGAACTTCATGCAAACATAATAGGGTCAACGTATGTTTTTTACCATGAGTTAGAATCCGCACATGAATAACCACCCCGCCACGTTTTCCATCCACATTTTAGAAGATGAGGATGGGAACGTGCGGGTTGTTTCTGACTGGTCGGGAGAGGGTGAGAGATGCCTGAATCTAGGAATAGAGATCATGCAGTCACTTAGTGCTATCGCGCCGCATACCAACGGCGCACTAATGTTAGGTATGCCGAACCGCACCGACATTTTGCATTGAGCGGGTCAGGCTTTGTGTAAACTGAAACAGTCCAACCCGTTGATGAAAGTCGTTAGCGTCCTCGCCGACACGATCAGACAGCCAATACTTCCAACCGCTTTCTTCTGCCACGCGCTGCCCTGTACCAGACGCATCGTTGTCTGCGATCAGAAGCCCCGCCTCAAGCCCAGCAGCCACCTTAGCCATGTTCCCTGCGCTGAAACATACGTGCAGGGTATAACGCTGTTTCATCTGCTTAAATGCCAGACGAACAGACAGAGCAGTAGCATAGCCCTCGCACAGTACATTCATACCCTTGTTATCGAACGTGAACACAGCGTTACTTGTACGCTGTCCGTACAAGAACTTCTTCCCGCCGTCTTGATCTATCTGCTGCAAACCGACCAGATTACCTGCCACCCGCATCGGGATCAGAAGAACAGGCTTACCGTCCTGCCACAGTACATTTCCCTGCTCGTCCTTAAATCCCTTTGCTTCCAAATATGGATGCGTACTCATGCCACTACCGTTAAGCATTCCTACCGCCCTCTGCATAGCTTGATGCTGCTTCTTCTTCTGCTCATCCTCGGCATTACGGATGGACGCGAGGTAGGTTGATTTAACTTTAGTTGTAATGGGAGAGTCAGGCTTCCATATAGATACGACGGTGCTTGTCGCATGGTTCTGAACAAAACCCACATCGCCCATGTACTTCACTGCGCCATTGCGTGAACGTGGATGATCTTCTGTTGGAAACCGTTTCCACACACCGAGCGGCGGCAGATTGTCGATTAAGATGCCATGACTGCGAGCAAATTGAATGAAGTCCATTATCTTCTCCCCACACTACGCAAGAACTGCTTTAACTTCTTGTCTATAAACTTTCTCGTATCATCAGACGGTAGCGCAGGAGTATCGTCCCGCAGGCCACGAGGCCAGACGCCAAACTTATCCTTGTATGTGTTAGCTGCTCTGCCTTTAGACCACCCCTGGACGCGCATATACCAGACCATCTGACTCCAGAACTCCTGCTTGCTGTCTCTGGAAATGTTTCCAGTCAGCTCGACCATCTCGCCATCGAGAGAGAACACCTTATTCTTCTTCTCTTTGACATGACCGCAGTTGTAGCAAGTATCCGACCCCGTAGGCCATAG